ATCGACTCTAGCGGCAACTTGTTGGTTGGTAGAACTACTGCTGGCTCTGGCACAGGCTTTGAAGTAAACAATGCATTTGGTGGCTACATATTATCCAGTAGTACAGGGATTGCAGGCGTTTTTGACCGTCTTAGTACTGACGGTGAAATTATGCAGTTCCGTAAAGACGGCACAGCAGTCGGCAGTATTGGTACTGAGGTAGCTGACGCAACAACTCCAGCAGAGTTAGTTATTACTGCAGGTTCAATTAATGCCGCTAGATTATGGTTAAAGGGCGGTGACAGCGGTATTATTCTTGACGGTCATACGAACAGCGTTCTGCCTACAGATGAAAATAGCTACGAAGATAATCGTAATGATTTAGGCTCTAGTTCTTATAGATTCAAAGACCTTTACCTGTCAGGCGGTGCGTACCTAGGCGGCACAAGTTCAGCCAATAAGCTAGACGACTACGAAGAAGGGACGTGGACGCCTACGTTTGGTGGATCAGATACAGATCCCACAGTAACCTACGCGTCACAAGATGGGGTTTATACAAAAATTGGTAACCTCGTCACTGTTACTGGACTGCTTGGCATCAGTGCAAATTCTGGCGGCGTTGGATCTATAGAAATTAAAGGATTACCCTTTACTCAGAAAAGTTCAGCGGCACACAGAGCAAGAGACGCTATTAGTGGCTTTAACATAAATTTGACTGATGGCGCTTATCAGTTAGCCGTAGAAGGAGTGCAGAACGCAACACGATTTTTGTTGTTGGAAAGTGTTGATGCTGGTACGTGGAGTAATGTCCAGTGGACTTCTGCAACAGCTTCCTCTATTTATGTGGCGTTTACAGCGCAGTATTACGTTTAACTTTTATCTCAAGTGGATTCTTGAGACGGACTAAAGGAGAAAGACAATGGCATTAACTAAAGCAGTAGTAGCAGACAAAATCGAAGTAGTCACAGGACAAGACGAGGACGGCAACGACGTAACCTCTGTTCAAGTTCGCATGACTACTAAGGTACTCGAAGACGGTGCTGTAATTTCACAGTCGTATCACCGTCATGTAATTCAATCAGGTGACGACTGGTCGTCCGAACCTGCCAACGTGCAGGCTATCTGCAACGCAGTATTTAGCTAAGGAGAAAACTAATGGCCGCAACATTTACATGGAGCATCCCCACCTGCGAGCACGTTATTGCTGATGGTGGTATTAACGTAGCGCACTGGCGTTGCACTGGCGAAGAGACTGTAGGGTCTGGTGACGACGCTGTTACTTACACAGCCTCTAGCTATGGCACTGTAGGTCTAACCTATGACGCTTCAAGTCCAGATTTTACACCCTATGACGACGTAACGCAGTCGCAAGTAGAAGGCTGGATTTGGGCAAACGGAGTAGATCAGTCTGAAACAGAGACTGCACTACAGGCCAACATCGACGCCCAGATCAACCCTACTGAGGCATCTGGGACGCCGTGGTCTAGCTAATTTATTGCTTGCGCTGGTTCTGGTTCTGGAGGGTGGCACCACTCTCTATGTGGGTAACAAGGTCGTGTACCACACGGTCTGCGAATACAAGGAGCTTTATACAGATTCAGACAAGCGATATAGGTGGTATGTACGTGGTGCATACCGATGTCCGCCTTATGTAAGGCACTACAACTAGGAGTAACGACGATGGGAAAAGACGAAAAGACCCCAATCACCGTGAATGAAAAAGAGTACATCCTTGAAGATTTTACAGATCGACAAAGAGCGCTCTTAAATCATATTAATGACCTCGATCGGAAGATCGGCAATTCTCAGTTCAATTTAGAACAGCTTTCATTTTGCCGCACAAAGTTTATTGAAGACTTAGCACAAGACCTTGAAAGTGAGGAGCAGGTCGAGGAAGCCGAAGAAGCTAACTAATTGTCATAGGATGGCGGTAAACCCATCCTTTTAAGGGGGGTGGGTTTATGGCAGAAATAGATGACAACACACGAGTTGCAATCCCGCTAAGAAACTTAGTGGCATTAGGTGCCGCTTTGGTTATGGCAACCACGGCGTATGTCACGCTTGACACGCGCCTTCTTTCTCTCGAACACGCTCAAGATATTCAGGATCTCGTAATCTCTGAGAACTCAGCATTTGTGCGCGAATGGCCTCTTGGGTTACGTGGCGCGCTCCCTGATGACCTCATTCAGAATGCAAAGATAATGGCGCTGGAAGAGCGAAACGTAGAAATAGATGAACTGCGAAAGCAGTTGAATCGGATGGAAGTTGAGATCGGTAGGCTTAACGCGCAGTTAGAGCTTGCCGAAAAAAACTGTAGCTGTTCGGTGGCCATGTGATTGACCCTATAACGGCAGTCGCCGCCGCCACTAAATCCTATGCAATGGTCAAAGCGCTCGTTGAAGCCGGACGCGAGGCACACGACGTCATGTCTCAAGTAGGCGTATGGTACGGCCATGCGTCTGACGTTCTGTACGCTGATAGAAAAGCTAAAAAAGTAAACCCTTTTAAAAAGCTGGTTTTTGCTAAAAGCGTTGAAGCTGAAGCACTCAAAGCGTTTGCGGCTAAGAAAAAGATTGAAGCGCAACGTAAAGAAATCATCGAGCTTATTAACCTTGCATACGGTGCTCAAGGATTAGAGGAGTATCGTGATCTCAGGAAGCAAGTGCTCAAAGAACGGCAAGAAATGGTGTACGCACAGCAAGAAATGCGAGAGACTATTTTGTCGGGTATACTCATTTGTATATTGGTTGCCATCCTTGTCGGACTGATTTTATTTATAGTGAGCGCATAAATGACCCCAGCGGAAGAGGCTTTGAAACAAATAGAAATTCATCAAGCAGAATGCGAAATCCTTCGTAAGTCTATCGATGATCGACTAGATCGTATTGAAAAACGTCTTGATGATGGTGGCTCTCGTTTTACACGTGTCGAACGCATGATATGGGCCAATAGCATTGGCATTGTGACGGTCCTTAAAGGCATGGAGTATTTCTCATGAATTTTGACAAGATCAAAGGTTTAGTAGGTTCACTGGCTCCAACACTAGGCACTGCGTTAGGTGGACCCGTGGGCGGTGCGGCGGCAGGTATGCTTGCTGAAGTGTTAGGGTGTGACCCTACCCCGCAAAAAATTGAGCGTGCATTACAGACAGCCACGCCTGAACAACTAGCAGAAATTAAAAAAGCAGAAATCGCGTTTGAAACGCGTATGAAGGAGCTAGAAGTGGACGTTTTTGCTCTTGAAACCGCAGATGCTCAAGACGCTAGAAAGAACTTTTCTAAAGACTGGACCGCACGAGTCATCGGTCTAATTATGGTGATGTTTTTCTGCGGTTATGTAGGGCTAATTACGCTTCTACCACCCGAACAAAACAGCATGGAACTGACAAACCTCGTCATGGGCTATCTCGGTGGCTTGGTCAGTGCTGTAGTGAGCTTCTATTTCGGGTCAAGTCAAAACAAGGGGTAACCCATGAATAAACTTGTAAAGCAACTACGACGGCATGAAGGGGTACGTACCCATGCGTATTTATGCAGTGAGAATAAGATCACTGTAGGTGTGGGTAGAAATTTAGACGAAAACGGCGGTATCGGACTATCTGACGATGAGATTGACTATCTCCTTGAAAATGACATCAAAAGGTGTCAGCAGGAGTTAATAGGTCTTTCATGGTTCACTGACCTTGACTCAGTGCGACAAGATGCTTTGGTAAACCTGTGCTTTAACCTAGGCATGACTCGTCTTATGGGCTTTAAAAACGCTTTAGCGGCAATGGCAGTAGGTGACTACCCAAAAGCCGCTGATGAGTTCTATGACTCTCGTTGGGCCAAACAGGTAGGATCACGTGCCGACGAAGTTTGCGAAATGATTCGTACAGGACGTTACGGAGAAGGTTATGCGTAATACTATTCAAGCTCGTGACGTAGATGGCAATACTGAACCGACGCATACAGTAGAAGTTGTTTGTGCAAACTGCGGCTATGACCTTGACGAATCAGAGCTAGAAGCAGACACTTGTTCAGATTGTGGTCAACCTCTTAATTTAAAAGAGAGCGTATCTATACAAGTAACCACGTTGCCGCCGGTATTTGGTGACACTCTATAGGTGCGAT